TTGACATGGGGAACTTGATGAGCAGATATGACCATGTCAGATATGCAGTCGATCAAGCTATCAAGAGTGGAGTTGAGTGTATTGGAATAGGGATAATGGATAATTCAGTTAGGCAATATTACCCAGACTATGTGGTTGTTAATAACCTTGAAGATTTAGAAAAGACTGCCATCAGCAAGTTAGCCAAGTGTTTACTTGGCGAGAGGTACGAAGTTGATAACAAAGACTTGCTGAAGGTTAGAGATGCCGTCGCTTAAAAAGAAACCGAAGACAGTTGTCCGTCTGGAATGGATGCGATGGTATCCACGCAGACGATGGAACATGCAGTTCTGGTTGAAGGTCGGTAAGCAAGTGAGAAAGAAAAACATACGGCAGTTAGATCGTAGAAAGATCATGCCAATAATAAGGAGATTAGATACATGAAGTGTCAGGAATGTGAGAGGGAAGAAGGATGGGATAACCCAGATCTGTGGTGTCCAGAATTTGATAAGCATTTGTGTGATGATTGTTACACAGAATTTAGAGGGTGGCTGAGAGATATGTTTAGCTTGAGTAGCTTTAAAGAGGCATGTGAACTGCTAGATCATATCAATATTATTAAATGGAAAAAGGAGAGAGCAAATGACGTGGGATGAATTGAACGAGGCTTTGATAAAGGTAGCGTGGGATGTCAATTACATTGCAGTTGACGAAGATGGTAGGGTCACTGTCGAGGTTAGCAATGTTGATCCAAGTGAACCAATACCAGCATACACTGGATTAAATTTTGAGGTGAAGACATGAAGAAGCAGAGTAAAAAAGATAAGGTGAGGGATATGCTATCAAGAACCCCTAATATGCCTAGCGGATATATAGCAGATAGAGTGGGTTGTAGTTATAACTATGTTAACCAAGTGAGACAGACTTTTAATACCCAAATGTCTTCTTACGAATTGGATGATGATTTGAGGAGTTACTTACGAGACATGGCAAATCGTGGGGATCAGAAAGCCAAAACTTTATTGAACGAGTTTGAGAGTCAGCAATACAGAGACAGACTGAAGGAGAAGGCATGACTAGATATAATCACGCATTTGATATTGCTTTCGAAGTTATAAGCAACGAGGAAGATGGCAGTGATGTCACTGCTGATATGCTTAAAGATGCTTTGAAGAAAAGAATTGAATCATTGAAGGGGAATGACATCGTAGAGGTTTGTGATTGTCCATATTCTACATACGAGATGGATGATGATGATGACTAGATGTCCTCGATGCCAGAGCGTAGTGAGTTTAGTTTTTGTGCATGGGCATTACCAATGTCCCATGTGCAAAAGTAATGTCGATGACTGTTGTCAGGGTGAGGTGTGCCAAGTGCCAGAACCTACAAAGAAATTTCGGAATTGGTTAGAGGAAAAAGGATTGCCACACAGACGATGGGGCAAAGTAATTAAGGAAGGGAAAAAGAATGACTGTAATTGATTTATTTAAAAGCCTAAAGATTCTCATTGATCACCACCCAGAGGCAAAGGACTTACGCATCATCATCTCTGAATACACAGACCCAAATATATGTACTTGTTGTAACGAGGCTGAATATTTTATGAGTTGGGGGAAAGTGGTGGGGAGCAGTTTTGAGAGTGAGTATGATGGTGAAGAACTGGTGGGTGTCTTGTTCCCAGCTTTTTCAGAAAGAATTAAATACAAATACAGAATTGGTGAATACGCAGACGCTAAGTAAAGGAATAAAGAAGGGAAAAAGAATGACTGAACAAATAGGGGTGGTGCTAGACGATTGCGTCTGTACCACCTGCAAAGGTGAGTACATACGCTACTCAATAGCTGAAGAAGACTTCTGCTGTTGGGATTGTGGAAGTAAAGATTATGAGGAGAAGGAGAAAGAGTAATGCAATATGCTGTAGATATGAATAAAGCCGAGCACACTTGGGAAAATTCCCCAACAGTGGACTCGATACAATATGAGATAAAAGGTCATAGAGTATTAATTGAGCTTTTTGATTATGGGTATCCAATGTGGGGGGAGTATTTCTCCCCAAAAGGAACTGACCTAAGAGAAAGAATTTTCTTGAATGGTAAGAGAGTTGATCGCTTAACTGTAGATGATTTCGAGTACATCATTAAAAATCCTTTAGCTCGTAGAGCGAGTTGGCTACCAAAAAACATAACCCAAAAGTTATGGAATGAAAAGTTATCTGAACACTTAGATATATTAAAGAGGAGGAATAATGCGAGATAGAGCATTCAGACGCTCACAGAGAGAACGTGTAATAGATAAAGCAAAGCGAAGTCAGATAGGTAAAACCTATGGTGACGATTTTAACTACGGAAGAATAGCAGACCACTTGCGTCTATGCTCATGTTGGATGTGTTCATCAGACGGACATGGTGAAGAAAGCTATCAAGTATTAAAAGCCAATGCAGATACAATGCAACAGTTGAAGGAAGGAGAATGAGTATGACTAAAATTAAAAGTGAAGAATGGGTGGAACTTTATTCTGAATTAGCAAGCTATGTTGAGAATAAACTTTTCCCTGACAGAAAAACTCACAATGATGATGGGAGTCGTATAGAGTATGAGGATTTTACATCAGTAGAAAGCTATCAGGGTAGCACTCATTATTGTCAGATCTGTGACGAGGTAGAAGAAATCTTATCTCGTGTTTTGGTAAAGGGGGAATAATGATCCAGAAATTCTACGATAAAATACACACGATCTTTGATGGTCTGGCAGACGATCAAAGGGTTACTATATACAACCAGCTAGGCGAGAAGTTAATGAAGGATAACTTGTTGCCTAGCCAGACGAGTAAGCCTAAGAAAGCCAGGGGGTGGAGGCCGTCTTGGAGGAATGCCAGCTTCAAGCACATTACTGGTTTCGATCCGAAGAAGACAATGATTGCAAGGATTGAAGGAACAATGGTGAAGGATTACACTACAGTAGATGAGGGTGAGTTGATTATCATAATGAAAGATAAGACGTATGTAGTGTGTGTCAGAGATAACACGGATTGTGCTGATTTAGTAGGTAATAGATACAATGATTTGAAAAATTTATCACCTCAATTTAATAGTCCAGATTCGAAGACGAATTGGAACGATCTTAATAGGTGGTGTGATAAACACTTTAATAAGTAGTTAAATTGAACGTAACCGAAATAGTCTTGACAGTGGTGTATTCGGTGTGTATAGGATACTATACAGTTTGAGTAGAGCAGTAAGAAATTCTAATAGTGGAGATAGTTAAATGTTTACAAATATAATATACATTGCCGACAGAAGGAAATCAAGGCGACGTTGCATGGGTCTTCTGGCAAAGAATAAAACTATTAGATTACAACATAATTTAATAGGAGAAAAAAATGAATGTATTATTCAATACAAGAAATAAAGGAAGCCTCTATGGTAAGTATGCTTTCGGAAAAAATCTACGTCAACTTCATAGGAGTTCAGTACTATGAAACAACTAGATAGAATAGAGTGGAAGATAGATAATCTGATAGATAAGCTAAGTAATGGACTTGCAACAAGACAAGCTAGTTCACAAGTTGTGGATGCAGACGAAAGGCCAGAGGTTGTGCTTGCAGGTTTTACGACGAAGCAACATGGGGTTATCCAAATGCTTTGTCGATCAGCTACTAACGGTGACATTGCAAAAAGGTTACAGATAACTGAGAACACGGCGAAGGTTCATGTTAGGACAATCGCTAGAAAATTTGGAGTGCAGATGAGAGCCCAAGTAATTCTGAAGACGATAAATGCACTCAAGGAAATAGATGACGAGAGTTATCGTCTTTTGTCGAAAGGTTTGCCCAAAGACTGGGATGCTAATTGGGACAAGGAAGATGGTAAGGCTTTCGATAAACTGATAATTGGAGACGGAGGAGATGGGACTTAATCTAAGCCTAAGAGGAAACGTCTGGTATGTCATTGGCACTATGACTAGGGCCGATGGTAAGAGTGTAAGGGTTAAACGCAGTACAAAGTTTACTCTCAATCAAAAGAGTTATGCTTCAAGTGTGCTTTCTAAAGTTCAATCTGAAATTTTTAACCAGACAGATGAGGTGAAGAGTAAGGTGCGTAGCGACGACACCGTTGCCGAGATGTTGAGAAGATACGAGACAAGACCTAACGGAATAGGTCAGGCAGATCGTTATACGATCAAGCGTTTCGATGCTTTATTTGGGAAGAGAAAGATAAGCAGTCTCAAAGTAGACGAAGTCTATCCTTTCTTTGAACGGTCTGGCATTGCCGCATCAACACAGAGGAGAGAGATGAATACAATGATAGCATGTATTAATCACTCAAAAGAGCGAGGGTTTCCTCACCTCGATATAAAACTTGTACGTCCCCCAGAAGGTGAGGGACGTACACGATGGCTTACAGAGAAAGAGAGAGACAGACTTATCGCTTGTTGTGATGAAAAGATCAGAGACAATGTGAAGTTTCTCTTCTTCACTGGGGCTAGATTGGGAGAGGCTTGGGATACCACAGACAAGGATGTCTTTGGTGACGAGGTTATCTTCCGATCAAAGAAAGGTAGGAGCAAGAAGGTAAAGATCAGACGTGTTGGTTTAGCCAGAGCAATCTTACCTATGGTACAGACGAGATGTGAGAAGGGCGGTTATCTATTTACTGATCCTATTGGTAGCAAGTGGAAGAGAGCCAGTAAGAATAATGATGGTCGCAAGACAGACAATGCTTTCTATGCACTGTGGCACGATGCGTGTGACAAGGCAGGGATTGAGGACTTCTTACCACATGATTGTCGGCATACCTTTGCCAGTCTTTTACGGCAGAAGGGAGTGGGTCTTGATGAGTTGAAAGAGTTGTTAGGACATTCAAGTTTGGCGATGGTTATGAGGTACGCTCACCTTGCACCAAGCAGTCTAAAGAGTGTTATCGAACACTTAGATACATCTAAGGATGTGTCTGTGCCAAATCGTGACCAGAAGGAGATGGTGCTGTCGGAGAGGATTGAACTCTCGACCTCTCACTTACCAAGCGAGTGCTCTACCACTGAGCTACGACAGCATACGGAAATGAACATTAACACAAACAATTTTGTTGACAAGAGGAAGGCTGATGCCCTTACCAAGGGAGAAAATGCACACCCATCAGACGAAAAACCACCATAATAAACACCTTTAGATACAATAAGTTGTGTCTATGGTGTGCGGTCTCACCAAATATGGGACAAACACCACCTTTTGGAGTGGTGTCATTGACACTTTGGAGGGAATAAGAGTAATCTTAATGACAACCTTTACTAAAATAATCATATATGGAGGATAGGAATATGATTACCATTTGTACTAACAAGCCGACGAGGAAGATGAAAAGTGTAGCATCTACCAAGTTTTGCCGAAAAGGATTTTCGGATGGGAGTTGGCAACTCTACCACACTGACTGTCTACGTTTCCGAAAGAAAGCAGAAGCCTTGAGTATGTATCGAATAATACATGGCCTATGTGATAAATCTGGATGGATCAATGTTGGCAACAACGTGATAACTGCCCCACCCTGCGAGGTGTCCAATGCTTAGAAAAAAGTATAAGTGTTATGGTGAACAGCACGTTAAATACCAAAATGGGCTAATGCCCTCACCACGCAAAGGCACACTGAATGAACAACTCAAGTACTGGAAAGGCCAGAAGGTCTACCTAAGCGAGGTTGCTTCATGCGTGACATAAAATTTGCAGAGGCAGTTGATCGCTTGTGCGAGAGACTCATAGAGACAGTAAGATCTGAATTAAAAGTTCATAACAAGACGACACAAGTTCATATGAACGATATTGTAGACCTACTAACAGACGTACAAATATCATCCCATAAAGCAGAAAGGGAAATAGCTAAAACTCTTGGTTGGGATTATAGTAGGAGGATCAAAATTGAAAGATCAGAATAACAAAAAGGCTATTGATGTCGGCAACTTGTTTGCCGTCATCGACGAGACTAACAAACTCGTTGGCGTGGAACTTGGGTTCAATGCCAACGTGAAGAATAGGGATGGGGCGGCAGACTTGGTAACAAGTTTGTCGTCATGTATCTCAAGTCCCAGATGGGTAATCAATAACATAATGAGGTTCGAAGCAGATGCACAAACTAAAGCCGATGGAGATAAAAATAGCGTTGACAATAATGTGGATGCAAGCACAGAAGGAACAGTGGAAAAAGGTTCGTCTGAGTGACATATCTAAGCAAGTCGGCATATCTGGCAGTGCAGTTAGTGGCTACTGTAAGTGGTTACAACATTGTCGGATTGTTCAGAACTCTACTAAAGAGGGTTGGACATCTGGTGACAAGGCTAAGATCTACCTCAAACATTGGGGGGTTATCTAATGGAAGATAAAGATTGGCGACCTAAATATACATGTTGTCTGTGCCATAAAGAGTTTAGAGGATCAGGGAACAACCCTGCTCCTCTGGCAAGTTCAGACAAGAAATGTTGCGAGACATGCAACAAGGAAGTAATAGCCAGACGGTTTGTGGAGATGTACGCATAGTGGCTACTAAGGAAGAGATCAACGAATGGCTAGAGAGTTGTCCGACTAAAGATTACATGATCGTTATGAGGGGTCAGAGTATGTGGACAGTTCGGTTCATCATTGATGATAAGCCAGAGAAAAAAAATACTGACGGCTCGGCGACAACAGAGAAAGTCGTGGTATAATCGAATCATAGTAGAAGGGTTTTACAATGTCTCCTTCAGTTACTTTCTACTTAGATTTGTAGTTAAATTTTCAAGAGGCGAGGTGTCGTTGATAGTAGTGAATAACACAAGTATAGAATAGCTACTCGTTTAATTACAGATTATAACTTTCATTAAGGGGGTGAGGCTTCGGCTTCATCCCCTTTTTTTTGCCCAACAGTCGCAATGAAAAGATCGTATAGCCAGTTGTCTCCCTCTGTGTCTGCGAGAGTTAGACCGTCAGGTTCTTCGTTGAGGTCGAGGTTGAGTTGATTACTTGGGTGATCCATATAGCCAAGCTACATAAACCAGACCAGCCAGACCAGCTAAAAAAATTACGCTGCCAAATAAAATAGAGAGTACATTCTTTATCTTGGCACTACGCTTACGAGTTTCGTAGTCCTCAAGTTCCATAGCTTTCTTCTCTTCGTTGCGGAGAGCCATGAATTGCTTGAGCCCTGCTTCGCCACGAGTTGCACGAATGATTTGTTGCAGATTGTATTCAAGGTCTTCAGCTTCTTTGAGTGCAACGAACTTCTCCATTGCATTGGATGCTCCAGACTTCTTCGCAGACTTAGCGTCTGCCTTGACACGATCTATTGCAGACCAGACCTGGCCCAGGTCTTTCGCAATTTCGGACGCACTTTTAGAAAGCTCAATACTTTTCTTTGCGACCTTGAACGCACCAATAGCTACAGTTAATGGGTCGATGGGACTACCTCTTTCTTAGTCTTCCAAGGATCGGCTTACGACCTCCCATATTTCGTCCGAACATTGATGATGGACGAGACATAGGTCTTGTCATCGGATTCATTCCACCTCTCATTTGATTGGGCATTATGTTTCCAGATCTGGTAAACACCACACCTCTATTGGGTCTTTTCATTCCACGCATCAGTGCCTCACTTCCTCTTCTTCGAAGATTTCGAGCAAGATTTCCTTACCGCTTTTTTCATACCACGCATTTGCCGTTACCTTTCTTTCTACCAAGTCTGTTATGTCATCCAATCCTCTGTAGTACTGAGTGCCAAGAAGGATCGAGTGAGCATTGTCTAAGTCAGCTAATGATTGCACAAGAAGTATGCCCCAGTCGTCCATGTTGAGGGACTGCCAGACAGATAATTCTGCGTCGGGGTGGTCGGGGTGCATACCTATCAGCCAGCATCCGAAGTGGTTCTTGTTCTGGTCAGCGATCCAGTCGGTCATTTCATCTGGTGACATTTGCGATGGGTCTGTCCAGATGAAGACGTGCGTGAACTTGTCTGGGTCGCCGATGGCTTTGATATCTACTGCGGCGGTTAGATCGTCTGAGGTATGGAAGATTACACGTCCAGCCATGAGTGCTTGTCGTGCATACGGGCAGGGAGGCATACCGTTGTATTCTTCGGCAGGGTTGGAGAGGTCGTGGACTATCCAGTTCCATACTTGTTGTACAAGTTTAGTTTGTTTTGAGGTAGCCCGACGGCCCGTCAGGGCAAAGGAGGGCGAACTATCGTCGGCTTTTTTTAGTTGGTCGATCAGGAACGGGAGCTTGTCTTTTTTCATTCTTCTTCTCTTTCCTTTCTGCTTCACAACGTGGGCAAGCCATGAGTGCCTTTATCCATTTCTGCTGAAGTGTGTAGAGGGCTACAGTTTCTTGTTCGGTTGAGCAGACTGGACAGATTGGCATTCGTCTTCCTTAACAAAGCCCTCCTGACACAAGTATGCACGATAGAAGGTGAGTAGGTCGTCCAGTCTGAGGAGACAAAGACTATCTCCAGTCTTCATTCTATTCTTTCTGTTGATGACTACGGGTACGTCGTCTGTCGCACGGCTGGTACGATTACGTTCAGCCTGACGCATAGCATCGTGGAAGTTCAGACGCTCGACACGCTTCGCTTCTATGAAAAGGTTGGGTACGCCGAGCAGGTCAGCACCGCCAGACAGTACACCTATCGCTCCGCCGCCAGACAGAGGGGCTCGTGAGCAATCGAGGCCAGTGTGGTCGTTGATGTACGTCGCAAGCTCACGCTCGTACCCGTCGCCTTTAGCTTTCTGTGGGTTGCTCATTGTTCAGACCCCTTTCTGCAAGCATCGCATAGAACTCGACACCGTCGCTTGCACGAGCGATGTCACGGATTTCAATGAGTGTTTCTTCGAGAAGTTTAATTCTTGCTTCGAGATCTTTTACTTGCCTGATCTGTTTGTGAGTTAGGTATTTCTGAAAGTCACTTGGTTCTGTCATGTTTTTCTTCCTATAAAATTTGTTGGCACGGACTTATCTCCGAACAAATACCAGCAGTAGTTATCTTTTCCTTTGATCTTATTCTCTTGCCAGTAGAGACGGCCTACTGACCAGACGGTTTTGCACCGCTTCATGTGAACAGACATACGCTTGTTGTGCATCATGTCTGAGGGAAGAAGAAGTAAGGTTGGTAAGAGTGCAGATAGATTAAATAATATTGGTTCAAGTATGGGCCAAGAGTACGGAGGGTTTGTTATGAAAAGATCTGCCCCAGCAAGATCTTTTCTCACCAGTCGTGCCGCATCTTTTTCTACGTCTGACGAGCCAGTACAGACGGCGAGTTCGTGTAAGAGATTGATGAGTTGTCCGTCTCCGACGCACGGTTCGTAATAGTTTTTGTATAAGACAAAGCCAGCTATGGGGTCGATAACAGACGGATCTATTGTTGGGTAGAAGTCTCTCTCTTTTCTTTCAAAGCCATTAGATCTTTTACCCATTGAGTTTCCTCTTCTCTATAGGTACGCCATTCTGTTTAGCCAGATTGATTGCCAATTCCATGCCGTAAGTTATGCCGTAGTCTTCATAGACCACGAGCTTGTCTGCGTGTTTATGCCAGATGAAGGATGCTGAGATACCTTTGTATCGCTCATCTTCGTTAGATTCATCTAGTACTTGTGTGTAAAGTAAGTGGAAAACTAATGGTGACTCTCCACGATTTAAGCTGTCTATCATGCAACGCTTCGCATAATCGGTGTTCCGCACGATGTCGTCCTTGTACGGACTCTCTATTATTACTTTCATTCCTCCTCATATCCTCTCTTCTTTCTGCAAGTTCGACAATAGAACCAGTTTTTTGGACGCAACTCCTCGTTCGAACACTCAAGGCAAGGACGATTCCACATAGCCACACCAACGTCTCGACGTAGCTGGTACTTTGCTCCATCAAATTCTTGAAGTCCTTCACGCACGAGTATGCGTTTGAGCGTGTCTACGCACACACCGATTCTATCTGACATATCTGAGTACGTCGTCTTTCTGTGATTTTCTCTGAGCCATCTCAAGTTTGTCGGCCCTATTTCTATCGGTTTCGGCAACACTGCTCCTGTTACTTGTACCTATTTGTATAGATATACCTAAAGCACACCTAAGATACAACCGAATATATAAAATAATATAAACTAATTTAAAAAAGGGGGTTGACCTTCAAGCTCTCAGGGTGTAGGAACGTCTGAGAGTGACTTGAACCGAAGTGTTACTCAGCCCTTGGGGGGCTGAGTTTAACGGAGGAGAAACAAGCGAACATGAGCCGTAAGCGATACGTTCCTAAATTCAAAACTATTGGTCAGCAGACAGAAACAAATGGAAACAGAGCCAAGTATCCAGAGATAGCTGAATGGGTAGATTGCATCAGAGAAGTTTTCCCTAATGCTAAAGTTATGGGTATATATGAGAAAGGTTATTGGAAGGTTAAACCTCCAACCAATCCTTTATAACTCTTAAAGGTTTCGACAAAGCACGACTGATTTCTTCTACATCTTTTCCATCAAGTGCCATATCTTTTGATTTTTGTTTTGTGCTGCTTGAAGAAACGATACACCTCTCGTCCGTCTGGTTGTTAGCCGCCAAACCAATCCACTGAACTCGATCATGTGCGTCTGTCCATTCACGAACTTTCCCGTACCTAATCTCCATTACCATATATAATTGGAAGTCTTTCATTAACCTTGCCGATAACATGGGCCACACTGGTCTGTCGTATG